GTCGCCTTCTGGCTAAAAAAACGCCCACCTTTACGGCTATTACATGATTTGCAGAGGCTCTGTAAGTTGTCCAAAGCCCACATTTCTCCACCTTTTACACGAGGAAATATATGATCAACCGATGTAGCTGGTGCATTGCAAAGGGCGCACTGCCATCCATCCCTGTCAAGGATCTGTATGCGTAGCTTCTTCCACTTACCACTACCTAACGCACGTTCGCTCAATGCCATCCCTTACGTTTGAAGTGATCTAATGCTTTACACATTGAACCATATCTATTGTGATTGTACTTAATACCCCACTCTACCTGTTTATATCCATCTACTTTACTAAGATACTTAGATCTACCTTGTGGTATGCCATAATGTGAACCATTCTTAGCTTTAGGATTCCATCTACTTTCTTTATGATATAACTCATCTAAGCAGTAGAACTCTGTGAATGAATGATTTAACTGGATAAATGCATATTGTTTGTAATGCATGGGTTTGTCAGCTGCAACGGAATAATCTTTTGAAAAGCAAAGGCTAAATGCAATTAGCAAAGAGGTCGCCCAAACTCTGCGCCTTCCGAGTCTAGCCGCTGGCGACTCAGCTTTTCGATTTAAGATCGAACGCTTTTTTAGGGTACCATACATAACAAAATCCTTTCAAGTTAGATAACAATATCATCTCACTATGTGGACAGTGATTTAGATCACAATGTATTTACATTGATAACGTAGATCATCGCCTTCTTGCCATGTTTGATCGTAGCCAATCTCGTTCATGCTAACTCTTCAAACAAAGCTAATTGATCTTTGTGGTTATTAAACAATTTATTGTAGAAATCTTTATTATTGTAAGTTTTGAGCCTGTGGCAATTAGCGCACAAAGTTTGTAGATTTTCTTTATCATTGTTTTGATTATTTCCATCAATATGATCTACATCTAACTGACCTAGCCAAACAGGTATAAACCCACATATTTCACAATAACTTTTTTTATGTATAGCATATTTCTTAGTACGACATTGATGGCACATTCTTCGATAACGTTTGATACCTCTGTGATCCCTACCTTTAGAACTCAAACGATTACCGCAGCCACATAAATTCATGGTTTGCTACCCCAGCCTTTACCCTTGAATACTAACCCAGGTGCTGAATACAGCCTGGTCATTAATGTATAACATTTAGGACAATCCATAGTAGGCAGATCCTCAGTAAATGATCTAAAAGTAGAGCCAAAGGTGCCGCACTCATTACAGCTAAACTCATACGTTGGCATTACTTTGCTGCAATCAACTGGCAAGTGTGGCAGACCACGGATTTGAACTTCCAACCACCACACTTATCACATCTGCATATGTCCGAGTCTGGTATATGCAAAGCTTCAACTATATTCTTAACTCCCACGCAACCACAGCTAGTGCATTGGTAGAGTCTAAATCCTTCTGGCAGATCCTCAGAGTCAAGCCATAAGAACTCAGTATTACGCTTACATCCATTGCACTTAAACTGCGTGTAATTAGTCACGATTTATCAACTCATGACATCTAAAACATGTGCCATCTCTAAAGACTCGATCATCTTCACAGACTTCACACTTGATTACTGTTGGCTCCAGGTGTACTCCATTATCATCCATTACGACTTGCACACCTTTACCATTAATAAATGCTATGTAGCCCATAGTCACTCCTTATCCTTTGGAAAATACCAAGCACCTGTACTGGTTTGTTTAGCCCAGATAGCATGCTCTTTAATGTTATCTAAACAGATATAACCATAGAAAGGTTTTTTAGTTGTCTTGCTTAAACCCTTCTTTAATGCCATTCCCTTAGCGCAGCCACATTCAGGCGGTGGATTAGGTGCTTCTGGCACAGCTGTAGTCCAATCACTATCGCCCCATTGCACTGGATCTTCTAGTTTGTTTTCTACAGTAAAGGATTCTGATTTAGCGTTTACTAAAGCCATTTCTTCTCGGCTTGGTCGCTTACCTTTAGCTGAGAAACCTGCGTTTGCAAGCGCCCTACCAATCGCACTTGTTTCCGCATTAGGTAAAGCGAAGTTTGCGTTAACACCCCGATCACTAATAGTCTCCATCGCAATCCCCGTAGCACACGCTTTGAGATCGGCTTCTGTCTTGAAGACTCTAGCGATAACAATGAATCTGTTTGCACTAGCTTCAAGTAATTCTGTTTCGATTCTTCCATCACTGTACATCCCCCAAAACGTATGTAGTCGGCTATCAACTGTTTCATAATTGCTTAAATCAAACGCCATAATTAATGCTCCCATTCAAAGTCTTTATCCTGCATGTATTCATGACAGGTTTTTGATATGGCAATATACGCAAGTGCGTCTTTGTAGTGATCGTCAAGCTCTGGACTTTCCACGCTTCGACTAATTTTGAGCAGTGCCATACAGCCTGCCACTTGATTTGATGTGATCGGGAAATTGAGATACGCAGACCATAATTTGGCAATTCGATCCATCTGGATTGCTGGGTGGCCGTAATGCATCCCTCTGTCGTGTATAAGTGTGACCGCATCTGCAAACAGTTTCTCAGTGTTTGTCATAATCAAACACAGCTCTAGATCTTAGTTTCTCAATCTTCTGATTATGCTCAATAGATGCTTTCCAGCCAGCTGATCTACCGACCCAGTAGCCACGATCAAACGCTCTACTTTGTATCTTCCAATAAGCCAGTACCAACACTGCTAAACCTAGCATGATCATAAAAAATATCAGACCATCCTGTCTAGCTTCTAGCCATATGTTATTCATTTGTAGCCCTACTTTCTATGCTCACGCTTTGTGGCATGTCAATAGTGTGACACTTGTGTATGACTTTGTGGATGATTTAAGGCTTAATTTTGATAACGATTTGATAACGTTATTTGTAGAGTTTGCCCTCGAATATAAAACTGCCATCTGCATTGATAGGTATAGTTATTACCTGAACCTTACGCTCATGCACGTATGCTACTGCGATCCCTTGCTGCCAATTTGCATAGCCCTTCGTGTAGGCCATGCCTGAACTGCTTAAATCTACTAAATTACCAACCTCAACACCCCATACAGTACGCCCTAATTGCCCTCTAGAAGCCTCTGTAAAAGCGGATACCCCTAGTCTATGGGTGTGTCCACAGACAACGCTCTTACCTAGCCTTCTAGCCCCGTTTAAGGCTGTTTGCCCAGGCACTTGGCTAAGAGGGAAAGCATCTCCATGAACGGCTGTCCAGCCTGGCGCCCAGTCAAGCCCAAAAGGACTGAATTTGATTCCGAGCTTGTCATATCCCATAAAACGCTCATACTGCATTTCTGGTAAGTTGAGGAATGATGGTAGTCGTTTTTTGATTGATCGGTAAAGTCTGATTCCATGATTACTTCCTAATACATCTGTTACGCCTAAGTATGTTAGGACTTCTTGTGTTTGTTTTCTATCGTCATTTATGTTGCCAACCATCTCATCAATGGTGCCAGCATTAAAACCACCTAGCTGTGGTAAATCAATCTCATCACCAATGCATATAGTCCTATGTGGATTCCACTTGGCTAAAAAGCGGCCAACAGATTTAACAGATTTCTCATTAAAAAAAGGTACTTGCAGGTCAGACACAAACGCTATGCGCTTAATCGTCATCCTCATCTGGAGTAGGAATAGAAGGGATAATGCCGTCTTCTCCCACTACCCAATCGGGCATGGAAGATGGACTATCCATTAAATAGAGAGCAACTGACTCATCAAATCCAGCCTTGCGTGCAGCTCTAAACATTTCATGTTTGGCAATATAAAACACTTCTAACTTAGTTAATGGCTCTGGTGATTTACGCACCCTGCGCCGATTAATCTTTTTGCGTTTACGTGTAGTTGCCATATTGCTATTGTCGCTTATTCATGATAAGGAATAGATCATCGACACGCTGTTCTAATCTAGTTAATTGATCTTTCATGCTAGAGCCACCATTAGGTCGTAACTCATTTAGCCAACCTTTAACTAAAAAACGTAATCCTATTAGCACGCCTGATAGCACGGCCATAACGCCAGCGCCAAAGCCAGCCCATTCTGTTGGACTCATTTTTCATTAGCACCGACACCATAAGCTGTATCGGATTTATCTAAAGCCCTAGCTGCTGGACCAGCTAATGCTGCAACTACTACAGACAGTGCTGGATCTAAACCTAATTCATTACTTGCTAAAAATGTTAAAAAAGATACTAATACCCCACGTGCGTAGGACTTTAGTATTGCTTTTTGCTTCTTGGTTATTTTCATATTTTGCCCCCTAGTAGTGGTATATCGAATGGCCTATCGTCTTTATCGCCTAACTTTGTAAAGCTAATATGAATGTGCCGCTTATGTGGGTTTATGCCACGATACCTACGCCACTTAAATCCCATAATCCTTGAAGCTATAAAGCCATTATGGATTACGTAAGATATGCGCTTATCGGTTTTAGCACAGACTCTGATCTGGTCAGCCAAATATATCGAGAGCTGCTCGGATGAATCCAGGCGAGAATCAACATCAATGGCTCGGACGCACCCAGATTTGTCTGGATTATGATCCGATTTTGTGGTGGAATGACGAGCATCACCCACCCACCCATCGCTGGTAGTACGGCGATCTGGATACCAGGTATCAATTTGATCCCTTAACTGTTTACCAGCTGCACACAGCCAGGGCTGTTTACTCATCCTCTGTATCAATCGGGGTGGATTGTGCCGCTTCAGGATTCTCTAGCCAGCGTAAGTAGCGTTGGTAATCTGAGTTGGCTGAATCTAGTGGAATCCACGCACCATCTTCTTCACGAAAGATTCCGTTTGGATTTCCTTGTAAGTTGTATCCTATTGTGTACATATTATAACTCCGAACTAAGAGAAATTTGATTTGATGTAATAAACGCATTTGTTCCTGCTGTCATACCAGTAAAACCATCTATGCGCAGAAATTGATTAGTAAATCTATTAACATCGGGAGAATTAACAGGACTACTTCCAACACCATTTCGGGCAGTAACATTTGGGGGGCTTTCTGCATAAGGAGTTGTTGTAAGCATTATTACAGTCGGTGTTGCTCGCATTGGCGTTGAAGCAATAGTGACTTGTATTTGTGTTGCTGAAAAAGCGTATCCAAATCCTGCTCCAAGAATTTGGTAGTACCTCTGGCAAGCGGCTAATTCTCCTTGGATTGTGCCACCTGCATAGACAAATGGAGTAGCAATAGAACCTAACTCTAATTTAGACTCTGCAATATAAAGAAAATCACCAAGTGTAGTATCGGTAACATCAGACCAAATAAACAAAATAAGATTTTGTGTGCTAGCGGTATCTACGGCTGCACTTATAGAATAGGTAGCATAAGATGTGGTAAGGGATAAGTTAGCAGGTGTATTTTCATAGGTTGCATTAGCAATTAAAGTAGGGTTTGTACCTTCTGCGCCCCACGCACTGATAATATCGCTAGTTACTGTATCGGCTGTGCCTGACCAAGCCACAATAGCGGCTTTAACATTATCTAATTTAGTAGTAGCAGATACTTTAGCCTTAAAACTAAAGGTAACTGTATTACCAACTAATCCTATTACATCTTTATTTTCTATAATAGTTGCTATGCCAAACTTTTTGTTAACAGTTTCTACATCTAGGGCAATAGCAAATTCACCATTAGTAGGCACTGTTGTTGTATCTTGAGTAACATCTATGACATCATTACCATCACTTAAAATATACCAGCGGTCTAAAGTATAAGCATCATCATTATTAGCACCAGATGTTGAAGTAAAAGATGTGCCACGCTGGGCTACGGCAAAACCACCATTTATTAAATAATTTTTATTTAAGTCAGGATTCCAACGAAGTCCAGTTGTAGTGGAACTATCCGCGACAAGTGTGTCGCCGTTATTACCAACTGCTAATCTTGCAGGTGTATCATTACCACTAGCTGCAACAATATCGCCCTTAGCATCTACAATAGAGTTTTGTATTGCATTAGAATCATCAAAGCCAACCCATGCAGATCCGCTATAAGTTTGTACTGCATCTGTGTCTTTAAGATAACAGCACTGGCCTTCTTGTGGAGATGTAATTGCTGCATCTCTAGCTGCTGCACTTGCAAAGACTAGAACGCCTTGCATTAGGTAACCATTAGTGTCGGCTGCGGTCAGCACCTCACCAGTAGTAAACGTCTTAAAACCTAAACCTGCTGCCATTTCTACTCCTTAGTAACTTAGGACATTATAGCCCAAAGTACCATAAATCGGGTTATCCAAAACCAGCGAATCAATGATGGGCTCTAGTGTCGTGAACGTGGTTTTCCAACTATTCGGGGTTATGTTCATTCTTACCCCAAAAATCTGTAAAGTTTTCTCTAAAAGTGATCCACCTGGCTGGGTAGTCTTAACTGTAATTGGATCAAAAAAATCTAAATCTAAAGCTGCTATAACTCCTGCGTTGTAATTGTCGGTATATAGATCTAGAACTATGGCATCTACTCGGATAGAGGTTTCTTGTCTGCTGGCTACATAAGCCTTTGCATAATCTAGAGCTACAGCATCTGACTGCATTAACAAATTATCTAAAAAGTAACTGTGCAAAAAGTACTTATCTATACTGGCTTGGTTTAGGGCTACCTGTGGGCTTCCACCAGCTCTAGTGATAGTGGCTTTATTAAATACCAATACATCGTTTAATATCCAGGTAGCATCAAAGTAATCTATGCCTGTGCCATCATCTGCAAAGACTGTAGGTGTGCCACCAATAGATCCAGCAGTTACGCCTCTATCTTGAAATACAAAGTTATTATCGGCACTCACATAGATAGCGCCATACTCAGATTCTGTTGCAATTTGTAAAGCCTGTAATGCTGTGCGGTTAGTGCCTGGGTCTGCTTGTAATGTGGTAAGACCTGCATCTATATCACGCTGTGATATTGGCCAGTCAATTTCATCTAGTATTTGATTTATACGAGTACCTGATAGATCGCCAGCCGTTGCACCAGTAACAGTGCTTATCTGTGCTAATTGGGCTAATCTAAAAGCATCTACAGCTTGTATAGTAGTCATGGCTAAATCTGCTTCTGATTCATCTGGATAGGTTGTAACGTAACTTGTAATATATCCTGCAAATATAGGATAAGTAGTAGAACCATAGGTAGCAGTAATCTGCACCTTCTTCATAGGTGTTAATAAATTGTAATAAGGCCCAGATACGTTCTGTGGGTTAAAATCGCCATTTTGATCTACTATGCGTAATGTAAGTGAACCTGTTTGAAATTGATCGCTAAGAGCGGTACGGCCTCGGTTAGTTTCAATTCTGTTTACTTGATTAGATACGTCTACAATTACAGCTGCTGAATCTCCCAATATATTTGTGCCTAGTATTCCAGATCCCAAGATCATTGTTTGGGCAAAACTAGGGCCAGTGCTAAAGTTAATTACAGCATTAATTACTGGTACTGTCATTATGGCAACTGTCCAGCGCCAGAAGTGCTATAGCCATTTCTAGTTGCTTGTTGAATACTCTCGGCTATTGCTTGGCTCATTTTATCGCCAGAAGCATCTATCCTTAAAGTAATTGCATCTGCCTGCGCTTGATACCTTGCAGACATGTGGGCTAATGAAATGGCCTCTTGTGCAGGTAATCCGTATTGAGTATTTAATTCTGGCGCAAGTTGTCTAATTAAAATGTCGTACGGATCTGTAGATAATGGAGCTGCGCCACCACCACCTCTACCAGCTGCAAAGGCATCAGCCTGGGCTTGGTATCTAGCGGACATACCTGCTAAGGCCATAGATTCTTGTAGTGATAAACCTAATGCTCTAAATTGTCCGATTAAACCACTTATCATTTTATCGTATTTATCAGCGCTAGCCTCTAACGCTTCTCCTAATTTCTTTGCTGCATCTGCCGCTTTCATTTCTTCTAATATCTTTTTGGCTAATGCTTCGTTATTATCTAGGATGGCTAACTGTCCTCTGATGCGTAATTTAGTTTCTTCATCTGTGGCTTCATTAAGCGCTTTTTGGAATCCAATACGCTCTACATCAAACTTAGCAGATAATTCATCTATAGCACTTTTAGCCTTCAATGTGGCTACTTCTTGCTTCTTTAATTTTAATAGATCCTGAGATGCTTTGATTTCTTGTCTTCTTTGTGCGGCTAGTACACGGCCAGCCGTTCTTTCTTGACCACCACGATCTACTGAATCTTTGCCAGTAGATCTTAAAGCTTCCGCAGCACGTAAGGCTGGGCCTATGTATGGTAGGTTTCTTAAAATTGAACCATCTACGCCAGGTATATTACCTATTGCCTTTAGTTTGCCAATTACTCTACCTAGACCCACGATTACTTCGCTTGTGGCTATAGCAAAGTCTTCCATGTTATTGCTTAGGCCTTCAATGCTTTTATCATCACCTAGTTCTGTTAATGCATCTAATAAACCTTTGCCTATAATTTCTTCTGCATTAGCTACAGATGCAGCAAATAAACTCATTTTGCCAGCATAAGTATCTAATCTAGCCAGGGCCTGACCTGAAAACTTTTTATTAAGTTCGGCCATAATATCGTCCATATTGCCAGCCTTTAATAAAGTTTTATCTAGGCCAGCACCTAACCTACTTAATCCTGTGGTATTGCCAGCATAGGCTCTAGATAATGCCGTTGTTACTTGGCTTAAAGATTTGCCTGTAGCGGCCGATACATCCATAGCCGTATTTAATGCATTTTGGCTGGTGGTAATAGATCCTGTAACAGTTAGTAATTGCTGAAAGGCTGGACGTAATTCATCGTCTAATACGCCTGTAGTTTTTTGTAGATTAGCGATATAAAGTTCTACGGCTGGTGAACTAAATGCAAAGCCTGTATTTTTTAATTGAATCTCTAAAGATTTAGCGGCTGCTTCATCGGCTGCAAATGCTTTTACTGCTTCTTTACCAAATCTAACTATTGCTCTAGCTGAAAATGCTGCGGCCAGTGTGCCGCCTAATTTTTTGACTTGCTTGTCAAATACGTTTACATCTTGCTTAGCCTTTTTAAGAGCCTTACCATTCCAGGTCGCCGAGGCTGCTACAAATATATTGGCCACTATGCAACCTTCTTAATTTCAGTTTTGCGTGTAAATTCCACAGCTGTTTTATCTACGGCTTTTAATATAGCCTCATAGACCTTATTGTTATCTTGTGCCCAAGCCTTGTAGATTAAGCGGCCTTGCATCTTTCGACCTGTTGCCCCACGTGCTCCAGGTACTCGCTTAGGCTTTGTTACTGGCTCTAAGGCACCTATAAATTGTTGGCTAGCAAATGGATTATTTGAATCATAAAAATCTAATGCTTGGCTTTTGGCAGACTTTCTAACATAAGTACCACTACCTTCATGCTTAAATGTAAATGGCGCTCTACCTTGTGGGTTTAATCTGCCTGCGGTTTCATAAATAGAACCAGCCCTACTTACGTTATAAACGTATTGGCTTACTTGCCAACCATTTTTAGTAGCTACATTTTTACCTGGGTTATATCCAATACCAGATTTAACTACGCTGCCATCATATTTTGGAAATGGTCGTTCAATAGTAGAAGATAATGGTTTAGACCACCCAGATAATACTTGACTATTAGATGGTACAAAACCTTTAGCCTTTTCAGCTACTGCTCGCATTAATGGATCAATAGCCTTACTAATTTTTAACCTTAAATCTTCATCAATAAAACTGAGCCCATTAAGAACGTCTTTAACGCCTACGACTTCTGCTGGCATTCTTAACCCTTTCGGCTCTATCGGTTATCACTTGAATAATAGCCCGATACATTTCCGAGTCCATGTTAATAAACTCGCTAGGCGGTATTCCAGTTTCTACGGCTAATGCTGCTATGCCATAAACTATAGAATCCCGCTTTACTATTTTTTTTCTTCGTCTAATACCTCGACAGTTTCTAAGCTGTCTATAAATTCAACCCCAAATACAGGTACTTGTGCGCCAGACTTGCGCAAGCACTCCCAAGCTAACCAAAAAATATGGGTTTGCTGTTCATGCTCACGCAAAATCTTGCTAATACCTGAGCCCCATTTCAACTCAAAGCTATATTCAATTCCTGGTGTTATCTTGTGTTCTGTGACTTCACCATTAGCCCTAGTAATTTTAAGCTTTGCCATTGTTACTCCCTAATTAGAACGCCACTGATGGCGATACTGTGATTACGGAGTTTACAGTAAATGTAATGCTAGATGTAGCAATTTCGGCTACTCCAGCTGATCCGATTGGAGTCAGGTTATTTACTAAGATTGAGAACTGGTAAGTAGGGTTAGCAGCTGAAACTGTAGTGCCCTTAACTGTAATTACTGATACAGCTAGAGTCTTGCCAAATGCCTCATTAAGAGTCTGGCTTACCTCAGATGTTGCCCAGTCGTTCATAAAGTCGATTGTAAATGTGCCACTCTGTAAACCAGCTACATAGCGATGAGAAAGATCGCCCATGCTTGTGATCTCTAACTCATCCACGATTTGATTGATAACAGCGCTTGATACCAAGTCGCTAATATCAATTGAAGGTGTAGTAGGCGCTGCGTTGGTAGCCAACTTAACGCCGACGTTGTTATTTAAGTATATTGCCATTGTTACTCCTCGTCATTCTTGTTGGTTGCTGCTTTGCCTTTTGGTTCTTCTTTTAT